GGTTCAGCACTCCACTCAAACCAACCAATCGGATCGTTAGTCGTGGCTGACGCTAACGCCCTCTCACGCAATTTGTTCAAAATTACTGAATGTTGGTCTCCAGCCGAGCTATAAATCCATACCTGCGGATTCTTAGCAGCCATCATTGAATAACGCATTGATGACCAAGCATCCTCATCTTTATATTCACGCAACTCATCAAGATGGATCGTTTCAGGTTTTGATAAACCTCTAGCTGCATTGTTTGCTGCTTTTACAACAAATCGTCTATTGCCAAACAGTTCAATTTCCTCAGCTCCATGTTGCCACCGAATTTTTTTAACCTCTTTTTCAAGTCTTGGATTAGTTTCGATCAAAGCCACAATCTGCCTAAAGGTTTCTAGCGAAGTTGTAAGTCTGTGAGCTGATGCAAGTTGCAAACCCTCGCCCCATACAAACATGCCTGTCAGGATTCGTAGCATCATCAAAGTGGACTTGCCTTGCTGTCTAGCCATGATTAGCCCCAACTCTGAATGAGCCCACCTGCCATCTGGTCTGACTTTGTGACCATGTATGCAAACAAACCGCTGCCATTCCATAAGGTTGATGCCCAGTTCGGTCGCTAGGTTAATCATTTCCTGACCCTTGGATGGTAAATCATTGAGTTTTGAGTGAATTCGTGGAGTTTGCACACCTCCTAAACCCGAATAGGTCGGATCTGTCAAGATCTCGCCTGTTTGTAAATTAATCAAAGCGATCCAGTCTGGTCGTGAGCGATCGAGGTGTTTTGTGGGTAGAAAAGGAACGGGGGGTCGGTGGTGTCGGTGTGCTCACAAAAAAACGCCCCCCTTTGCTTAAATTACATCTACGGCATGATGCAACTAAATTATCATCGCTATCTAGCCCACCTAATCGTCTTGGTATGACATGATCAACAGTTGTTGCTTCCTGATTGCAGTATTGACAGATGAACTGATCCCTACGCAAGATCCTAGAGCGTATCTGTCGCCATCTATGGGTTGATCCAGTAGATCTTAGAGCTGACTTACTCATTAATACCAACCCTTTTTCTTATGATGTGCGAGCGCATTGCAAGGATTATCATACCTGTGTTTAATATAAGCCAATCCTCTATCAATCTGTTTAACAGGATTCTTTTCTTTTAATCCTAGTATTTGAGGAATACCAAACGCACTTGACTTAGGGTTCTTGGCTTTGTAGTTCCATCTTGATTCTTTATGCCATAACTCATCTACACAATAAAAATCTGTAAATGAATAATCAAGCTGATGAAATGTGTATTGCTTTAACTTAGGTATTGACCAAGATACGGAATGTGCTTTTTCAAAGCCTGAAATGTTGGCTAAACATAGGGCTATCCCAATTAGCGAGCACCTTGCGAGCCATCCCCTTCGGGGCTCGCCTTTTGGCTTTGAGAGCCAATGCTCATTAAAGCTTATCATATTGTTCAAAATCTGACGGCGTGTCTTGCGTAAATGCAAACAATTTTGAAATCATCTAATTCAAGCCAAGTTTCATCCCAGCCATTCATATAGACATCCACCCTTCATATTGTGCATTAGGATTATCAAGTAGCCATTGCTCACGCAATTGGTTTTGATAAGTCCAGTTTATTTCGTGGGTTCTTTCATCATGATCAGCGCACATGTATGGCACTCCTTGTCTAGAAACATCCATGATCCGCACTTATTGCAACGCATAACTGGTTCTTGAGTATCGTTAGCCTCAGCCATGTTTTTGGTGCCAATAGCACAGCATTTAAGGCATTGATAGACCCTAAAGCCATTAGCTTCTGGATAGCCGTCAAGCCATACAAACTCGGTGTTGGCTGAGCAAAAGTTGCATCTAAAATTAACCATCTTTGCCAGCCCAGCCAGTTCCCTTGAAAATGCTCGGCACAGCTGTATAGACACGCCTTAATTTTGCGCCACATAATTGACAATGAGGGATTTTATGATCCATTGGAAGATCCAATACAATCAGTGACCCCTCACCATCGCACATGTAATCGTAATTAGGCATGATAAGGAATTCGGTTTATTGCGTGGCAGGAATAGCATCGAAGCAGATCGCCCTCATGAAGTAATCTGTCATCGTTGCATAAGTCGCAAGTAACTGTTGATGGCTCGACCTTAATTCCGTCATCCGTAAAGGTTGCCGTTAAGCCAGAGCCGTCAATAATTTGTAATTCACCCATTTATTCACCTCCTTCAAAATACCATTTTCCATTAGCTGTAAGTTTTGCCCATTTAGGTGGACATTCTTTTGCTTTACAAACATATCCATAGTAAGGCTTACCTCCTTTAGATATTCCCTCTTTCAAGACATGACCATGCTGACATGCAGGTGGCTCATTAGGTATTGATGCACCTATTTCAGCAACTACATCACCAACAGACCAAGCAACTGGCTCTTTAGGTTTATCAGCTGCAAAACTATCTCGGAGGATTGTTTCGATCTGTGCTGATTTGCTGCCGGGTTTGCCATACATGTTTTGGCGGCTTTCTAGCTTTTGCTTGAATGTAGGATTGCTTTCAACCTTTTTCATGTCATCCTTGGTAGCAGTTTTGTCAGAGCCTTTCAGTAGAATAATTGCTCTACCCAAAGCACTTGTTGCAGTATCCTCAACATAAAACTTTTTCATGTTGGGAATATAAGTTTCCCTAGATCCAAATGCCACATTAGATACAGCTGGTGCAACATCTTTGCTATCTCGCCAAAGCGTTGATTGAATCAAGATATAACCCTTTTCTGGGTCATGGCTTATGACTGATAGATCTGATCTACCCATTGGATAATTGGCAATAAACCATTTGTTGAGCGTTGCCACATCCTCATAATCCTCAAGATTGAATGCCATCGGCTACTCCAAACTCTTGGTCATAATGGTCGTGCAGTTCTTTGTAGATGACCGCATAACCAATGATGTCTTTAACACTATCTTGATGATTTGCAGTTTCGGCAAGTCTGCTGACCTTAACGAGCAGCTGCATGATGCTGACCTGCATTGGCGATATGTAATCTCCATAGTAAGCAGACCACAGCTCTGAGATTCGCTCGTGATTGCTTTGACTGCTTCCGTAAACCGATCCTCGACTTGTGAGAATTGTGGCAATTTCATCAAGAAACTCAGTTCTGCTTGTCATAGTCAAAAACCTCATCTGACTTTGCCTTGATCTCGGTCATTCTGCGGTGCATGTTCCAACCATCAGCCCGACCCTTCCAATAGCCATTCTGGAATGCGGTGTCTTTGATTGTGATTAATAGCCACCAGATAGTTCCAGCAGCTAGCATTCCTAAAAGCCATAAATAGCCTAAGTTTCTAAGTTCTCCATATAGATCCATGTTGCTCCCTTACATATCCACAGCGGTTGTGGATGCATAAAGTATGACCTAAATCAAGGACGCTTAGTTAATTTCTTTCGGAGTGTTGTATAACGATTAGATAACGCCAAGATCCTCAAGTTCATCGATATGATCATCAATCGTGCGGTCGATATAGTCTGTTTCACGCCCCATAAGACTTTCCAAGAGCTGTGAAACTGCCATCTTTGTTAATTGGGATCATTTGCACGCTCATATTCTTGCCATCCCATTCCATCAAAACTATGCCCATTTGCCAATTGGCCAGCCCTTTTGTGTAACTAGCCTTTGCCCTGTTCATAAGGTTGCCTGTTTCAACCCCGTAAAGGGGTCTATAAGCCCCATACAGCCCCTCTGAGTAGGCTGACATACCTAACCTATGGGTATGCCCACAAACCACGCTCTTTCCTGCCTTTTTGGCAAGATTTAGGGCAGTCTGTCCAGCGTTAGGATTCATGTTGCCTTCATCGCCATGAGCGAGGATCCAGCCCTTTTCAAATTCGTAGAATTGCTTATGGAAAGTTATGCCTAAACTGTCAAAATCCATGAATTTGGCATACTGCAATTCAGGAAGGCTAATAAGCCCCGGAACTTTTAATAAAGTGTTATATAAGCGATCAGTATGATTACTGCGGATAATATGAGCTTCTCGGCTGTGCTCTGTGAGAGCCCAAAG